GCTCGATGATACAATTAAAGATTTAAAATCAAAATACGATTCTGAAAAGTATTACTTTGACGAACTCGAAGCAGTCAAATTTTATAAGTTTTCTAGTAAGCTCAAACTAGACAAAGGCAAGAAAAACGAGTTTGTTAAAATGCTTCGGTTTCAGTTTGAGTTAAGCGCATCGATTATATGCGTTAAACATAGGGACACAGGAAAGAGAAGATTTAGGGAAGCTCATATAAACATACCTCGCAAAAACGGTAAATCGTTTATTATAGCCCTCATAGTGTCTTACCTTTACTTTTGCCATAATGAGTATGGTTCTGAAACAATAATAAGCGCCAACAGCACACAGCAGGCAGCGCTTTTATTCAACACCATACAGCACATGATCAAAGAAAACGAAACCCTTAAGAGGTATGTTAAGATCACTGACAGCCGTAAATACATGTTCAAAAAGAACATGAACGCTTATTTACGAGTCATTTCATCAGACGCAAAGAATGCAGACTCTTACGCAGGCTTTGTTGTTATTCTCGATGAAATACACGAAGCTAAAAACGGCAATCTTTACGATAAAATGCGTACTGGTATGGGGATATGGGAAGAACCGTTAATGTTGACGATCACGACGGCATCAAGCGGAACTGACCCTCACAATTTAGAGCTCGAACTTTATAGCTACAGCAAGCAGATTGAAAAAGGCGAAGTCTTAGACGAGTCTTTTTTTTATGCCGTTTATGAAGCAAAAGAAAAATGCGATCTATTCGATGTCGAACAGTGGTTCGCTTCAAACCCAGCGCTTGGGAACTTTAGAAAGCTTGACGACCTCGCAAACTTGGCGCTTAAGGCATCTAAAATCAAGACGAGAGAAGCGAGCTTTAGACGACTTTATTTAAATCAGCATGTGGCGTTAGACGGCGAAGGCGCTATTGACATGACGCTGTGGGATAGCTGCACGGCAGACGTTAAGCTAAGCGATCTTAAAGGCATGAAGTTTTGCGGCGGTCTTGACATGTCGAGCACACAGGACATTACAGCCTATGTGCTTGTGTTTTATGATGATGATTCTGATAAATATATCATCTACCCTCTTTTATTCACGCCTAAAAACACGCTTGACGAGCGCTGCGAAAAGGACAATGTCCGTTATGACGTATATGTAAAACTGGGCGACTTAATAGCGCTTGAAGGCAATTCGATTGATTACGAAGCAATGTTTGAACACATAGAGCTAACCATGCTTGAAAACGATCTTGAAAACATTGAAATCGGTTTTGATAGATGGGGCTCAATCGGTATCAGAAGCAAACTAGAAAAAAAATATACTGTTTTACCAATGGGTCAAGGTTTTGCTTCAATGTCGCCAATTATTAAAGATTTTGAAAATCTGCTTTTAGACAAAAGGCTGATCATAGCGAACAATAAATTTTTAAGGTGGATGGCTCAAAACGTTTTTGCCGTTGAGGACGACGCAGGCAATATTAAGTATTCCAAAAAGAAAAGTAAAAGCAAGATTGACGGCATTATCGCTATGATGATGGCGCTTGGAAGGGCTGTATTTAACAACACAGAACCAGAAGACTTTGACCCTAACAAGTACGCCACAGAAGAAATGCTTGAAAAGCTGTGGGGTTAACATTATGAAAACACTACTCAAAAAAATTATAGAAGTGGCAGCGCTTTTTATTGAGGACATCTTAATTTTCGCTGGCATTTTTATGATAAATTTCACGACCTACAAAGTAAACCTAATAGCTGGGCTTTACGTCACTGGCGTAACCTTCTTGCTGCTAGGCTTTTATTTTGCGAAAAACCCAGTTAAGAAAAGGGGGTGAATAATTGTTATTTGGCAGAAACATAAGAAACGATACGACTGTAGATTTACAAGACGAAAGGCTGCTTTCTTTTCTTGGAATTAACCCAAGCGACGTAAACGTACAGGGCAAAAACGCATTAAAGGTTGCGACGGTCTTTAGCTGTTTTAGAATTTTAACCGAAAGCGTCGGTAAAATACCGATCAAGGTTTATAAAAACAACAAAAAAGACAGCTTGCATTACTTGAATTACCTTTTGCAGATCAGACCGAACCCACTCATGACGGCGATTGATTACAAAAAAGCGGTAGAGTTTCAGCTTGATCTTCATGGCAACGCATGCGTTTACATCGAAAGAAATAAAAAAACTGGGTTCGTAACTGCGCTTTATCCGATTGAGTGGTCAAAAATCTCTAAAATCATCGTTGATGATGCCGCCATTACCAAGAAAAGAATGTGGTACATCGTCAAAGACAAGACGCAAGAGTATAAAGTCCCGTTTGAAGATATGCTTCATTTTAAGGGCTTGACCGATAACGGGCTAATTGGCATTAGCGCTATCGACTATTTGAAAGATGTTATTGAAACCAACAAAAGCGGCGAGGTTTATGTCAAAAACTTCTACAAAAACGGCATGCAGTCAAAAGGCATCATTCAGTATGTAGGCGACTTAAACGAAGCTGCTGAAAAGACGTTCAGAGAAAAGTTTGAGCAAATGTCAAACGGTCTTAAGAACGCTCACAAGGTCAGCTTATTGCCCCTTGGCTATCAATACCAAGAAATAGCGCAAAAACTCGCTGACAGTCAGTTTTTCGAGAATAACAGCTTGACGATCAGAGAAATTTCTAGCGCATTTGGCGTTAAAATGCACCAGATCAACGACCTTACAAGGGCGACTTTTAGCAATACCGAAGAAATGAACAAAGAGTTTTACGGCGAAACGCTGCAACCGAAGCTTACTGTTTATGAACAGGAATACACTTACAAGCTGCTTAGACAAGATGAAATTGAAGCTGGCGCTTATTTCAAATTCAATATCGATGTAATTTTAAGAAGCGATCTTGAAAAACGATATAACGCATTCAGTAAAGCAATTCAAAACGGCTTCTTAACATCAAATGAAGTCAGAGAGCTTGAAGAAAAAGAAGCAAAAGAAGGCGGCGACGAACTTTTGATTAATGGAAACATGATACCAGTCAAAATGGCTGGCGTGCAATACAAGAAATGAGGTGATCAAAATATCTAAACTGTTGCAATTAAAAAACAAAGATAAAAAAGGCAATGTGAAGGACGTTGGAAAGATTGAGATTAAAAACCTCACCCCTCAAAGCGCAGACCTTTACTTTTACGGAGACATCGTTAGCAGCGAGTGGGAAAAATGGACAGACGCTGACACGTGCCCAGAAGACGTTTTAAGTTTCTTGAAAGAAGTTGAAGGCGTTAGCTCTCTCAACATCTATATCAATAGCGGCGGCGGTTCTGTGTTTGCTGGAATGGCTATTTATAACATTTTAAAGCGCAACAGCGCTTATAAAACTGTATATGTAGACGGCGTGGCGGCTTCTATCGCTTCTATTATCGCTTTTGCTGGCGACAAACTTGTTGTGCCTTCAAATGCTTATGTGATGATTCATAAAGCTTGGACAATCACATGGGGAAATGCAAACGAATTAAGAAAAATGGCTGACAGCTTAGACGTTATCGACGAAGGCATCTTAAACGTTTATAACGCCAATTTGAAAGAAGGCGCAAGCATTGAAGAAATCAAAAGTATGCTTGATTCTGGCGCTGACACATGGTTAACAGGCTTAAAGGCTGCTGAATATTTCAATATTGAAGTTTCAGAAGAAAATAAAGCGGCTGCTTGCGCATCTGACTATTACTCACAATATAGCCACTTGCCAAAAGACTTGGTTAAGGAAGACTTCAAAAGCAAAGAAGAACCGAAGCAGCCAGAACCAGTTACTAACAACGATGATCAAGAAAAAATTAACCTCATTAAATCAGCCATTGAAAACAATGACTATTTAAAAAAATACGCTCAAAATGAAGGGAGAAAATAACCGATGAAAAGAAGCACGCAAATTATGCAAAAAATCTCACTTGCAAAAAACGAAATGAAAAATCTTATGGAAGCTGGCAAGATCGACGAAGCGCACGCAAAAGTGGGCGAGATCGCAAACCTTGAAAAAGAACTGGACGTTCAGCTTAAGCTTGAAGCTGACGAAGACAATGACACACAAAGCGTTGAGACTTTGAACGCAAATGAGCCAGAAGCTGTAAATGATGCTGCTTACAAAGCTGCATTCTTCAAAGCGTTTAAGCGCAAGCCACTTGATACTGCTGAATTGGCAATTTTAACAGTGCAG